TAAAATTTTTTGCGCTTTTTAGTTAATTTTTCGATTTCTTCGATTTAACGGCCTTATACGGCCCCGTTGGTATCGTTACCCAGCAAATCCGTATAAGTGCCTAAAATGGGCCTTAAATCGCCAAACACAAAAGAAACCGCCCGAACCTCACGGCGCGGGCGGCAGCAATGAAATTAACTAACTCTAAAACCAGTCTATGATGGCATCCATCTACCGATGGCAAAGATAGTCATTTTTCGATAACTGTATGTTCGATGTTCAATATTTTCGTGTGCGGGCTTTTGGTCACTACATCCATCTGCCTGTCATCAATGCGCTTCGTTTTCCAAAGGAAGCCAAGAAACCGATGGTATTTGACCGATTCCGCGATGATCAGCGAATCCCGGTGTTCCAATGTCCCGGTAAAGTCATCTTTTGTCAGCACCCCGTCGAAATCGAACCACGCATCGCCGCAATGGACGGCAACGGCCGGAATTGGTATTGAATCCCGGATGATGGTTGTGTCGCGCGGCCGGGCCTGCAATTCAATGATAGTTGCCGTCTGCGTCTTGTTGACCGCCGACAAATCCCGGTTCTTCTTGACAAGTTTACGGATCAGTTCGGCATCTTCCGCCCGGAACCGCTCGTATTCCTTTGCGGTCAGTTCAAGGGCGAACACGCGGGCCGCGCTCAATGAATCGCGCACCCGGTAAAATTCCACGTCCCCAAGCAACGTTTCGTTGTTGCTTTTGTACCTGTCACGTTCGCCCGACAATCGTTGTATTTGCCTTTGTTGGATTCCCAAAAGACAAAGGATTGCGACCACGGCGGCCGCAATCCAAAGTGTTTTCCGCGTTGCCATTACGCAGCCGGGGGAATGGAACCCTTGTCAAACGAATTGAACGCCCACCCGGAATCGGTGCGGTCATAAGACGCGGTTTCCGTGTTGAGCGCATCGAAATAGGTAAGGCAAAGGCCGCCGCCCGTTGTGGCCTTGTAAGTGACCCAATACAGGTGCTTCTCGCTCCCGGTCACTTTCACAACCTTATCGCCGACGTTCAGCGCATCCAGTTGCTCCGCAGTCAACTTGGTAATGTCGGTAACCTCAATCGGGGCCGCCGCGCCCGCAAGGGCGGAAAGGATGACGGGCAACGCACCGCCAATGTCAATTGCCGAACCTTGTCCGGCAATCTTCGCGTCAATCAACGCGAGAATGTCATTTTTCAGCATAAAGCAAATAACGTTAAATGATTATGAAATATAGCGCATTAATAGTAATGCCACATCACGTTTTGGGACTTGGCCGGGTCATCGTCTGCGTGAACGTAGGTTTTCCCGATGCCAATGCGCACGAACCCCGCTTCAAGTAAGGCCCGCACGATCTTCATTCGGTTTTCGTTCGAATTGCAACGGATGTCAACCGCCATTCCCTTTGTGTGCGAACTTGTCCCGTTGCGCCCTTGCTTCTTTTCGTGGGCCACGGAACGATACGCAGAATTGAGGACAAACGGAATCCCGGCCGCTTCGCGCGCCGCATCCAATTTGTCCATCGTACCCTGTTGCATATCTTGCAGGGAACAGGCCGGAACACATTTCTTGAATTCCGATTCCTTGAAATACTTTGCAGTGATCATTTCGATTCTTCTTTTGCGGCATCGAAATCAATCCCAGTTGATTCCTTTACCTTTGTGTTCATAAACTTGCGAAGCCATCGGAACAACGGGTGGTCGGAAATAACCGCCGCGTTCTCCAAGAAAGACCAAAATTCAATGCCGCAACAAAAGGCCGTGAACCAGTTTGCAAAGCGCAAGCGGGTTTCTTCGGCAATCGTCGCGTCAAGCATTTCGGCCAACACAACGCCAATCAAGATGAACACCATTTTGTAGATGGTGCGCCACGCCTTGATTGATTCGAAAGCAAACCGCCGCCCCGCCCTCTTTGCGAGGACGGCGGATTTCATTATGCCAGTTGCGAAGTCCATCAGTTCGAAAATTACGATAGTGATGAACAAAGGGAGCAAGTTGTCGCAAATGAGCGCGGCAAGGCTCGCAAAGCATCCGGCAAACATCTTGTTGGGATATAAATTGAAGTGTAACATAGGCCGATTATTAATTTGTTACAATCGCGCCCGTACTGCGAACATAGCAATTCGCAAACACTACGTGCGTGTTATCAACGATATTGATTGCCGGGGCCGCTTGGTGCATATTGCCAATAAACAACACCGCGCCGCCGCCGTTAACTGAAATGTCGCAATTCACGTTACCATAGTTACACGCGCTGAATGTGACGCCGGACGAATTTTCAATGACTGTCTGCGAGAAGAAAATTTGACACCCCACGAAGACAAAGCCGTTCGCGCACCCCAATATGCGAATACCAACGCCAGCATTTGAATTGGAATGATTGAATACACACCCGACACAAGATCCGTGCGAATTGTTCGGACTTTGGGCCTGCGAATTGTCCATCAAAAAGCCCTCTTTGCAACTTGAAAAGTCGCAATTGACAAACACGTTGTTTCCGCCATTATTGACGCAGCCATAATAGCACCCATTTGTTCGGACATTCGTAAATTTATGGAACTCCGACCAATACGAAATGTTAATGCCCGCATCGCACGAAGTAATCCAACAATTTGTGCATTCAATTGCCTTGTCGGTCGAATATCCGGTATCCATACAAGTAATACCCCCGCCCGCGAAATTGGAAATCCACATCGTATCGACAACGCCTTGATTCGGTTGTTGTGCGCTCGATTCGGTTTGCGAATAGTTACCCTGCCATAAGATCCCGTGCCTCGTTCCGATAGTTGCCGCCGGCGTGTGCGTTTCCGCGCCAATCAGCGCGAAATTCTTAACAGCGCAGTGCTTCCCCATCTTGATTGCAAATTTGTTCGCGCCTGCAATCAAATATACTTTCGTTGTCGGGCCGCTTCCGATAATTTGCGTGTTATCCGGCATTTCCAGCCCGTCAACGTAGAACACGCCAGGACCGAGGCGACAGACGCCCGTTGTCTGCAGCATCGTTAAGATGTCAAGTGTCCGATCCGTAGTGTCACCGGATGCAGCAAGATATTGGTTGGTGTCCGTTGTGATGCTCGGCGTGGCGGTAACCTCGTATGTGTTGTAATTGTTGATAATTGTGCCGCCCCCGCTTATCTGCGTCCAGCTCTCGACGGACTGACCGATGCGGAACTTGCGCTTGTAATAGCCGCCGCCCGTGAAGTCGATGAACTCCTGCAGGATCCAACTATTTACGCCGATAGCGGAAACGCGCAGGAAGCCCAGCGAGGCGTCATTGGGGACGTTGCTGTACGTCTGGTCGTCGGACAGCAGCCAGGTGCCCGTCTCGACCACCACGTTAAGGTCGCCGCCCGCGAGCTTGCCGCGCATGGTGGCGTCGCGGCCGACGGTCTGCCAGCTCTCCATATTGGCCCCGGAATACTGAAAACGTCGCTTATAAATGTTTCCGCCCGTCTGCGAAATAAACTCTTGGAAAACATACGTACCCAAGCGCGTAACGCGCAAATAGCCGTATTTCGATGTTGACGGCAAATTTGTGTAATCGCCACCCGTGAGCAACCAAAGCCCGCAATCTACAATCGTGTTCAAATCGCAGACTGGCAAAACGCCAAGAGCAAGAAGCCCGGAAAAAATTGTTTCCTTGCTCCAACTCCCGCTCCATTTAAGGGCTGCAACCTCTCCATTGGCAACGGTAATGCCGCCGAAATTGCTATATGTTCCCGGCTCGCTCGCGATGTATGCCACCTTATAATCCGGGGTTCCGGGGACGGTCGGCGTTGGCGTAAGTTTCGCAACACCGCCAAATTGATATTCTGCACCAAGCGAAGTGATCATTGACAACAACACTTGTTGCAACAAATCGCCCGTAATTGCATTCGTGCCGTTTTGCTTGATGTTGTCTTGGATAGACGAAATCAATGTTGCGTAGTTTGACATATCCTATTCAGTTTGGTTGTTGAAATCGTTGTTGAAATCTTCGTTGAAATCCCCGCGTTGCGAACGGATATAGCCCACGCCAATCTTCTTCGCAACCGTGGCCGTGTCGAATTCCGCTTCCACCGAAGCAACATCGCCGTTGTTCTCCCATTCCGGGGTCATCAAAAACGTGTCAAGGCTATATGTCTGCCCGTGGTATTCGATAATCGCGTAGTCTGCCATACGGATCAAGC